TTGGCGCGCAGTTTGTCACCGAGGCGGAAAAGTTCGGCATTGGCGCCAAGCGTTCGCAGGACGGGACCGCGCACCGTGGCATCACGATCACGAATTACGAGCGTCTCCACCTATTCAACCCGCAGGACTTTGCGGGCGTAGTGTGCGACGAATCGTCAATCCTTAAGAACTTTGACGGCGCGCGCCGATCCGAGATTACGCAGTTCCTTCGGAAGCGTCCGTATCGGCTATTGGCAACGGCCACCGCGGCGCCGAACGACTTTACCGAGCTGGGCACGTCGTCGGAAGCACTCGGCTATCTCGGCCATATGGACATGCTGAACAAGTTCTTCCGGAACGACTTAAACAATTCGGCGACGGGCCGGATTGGCGGCAAGTCTATTCAATGGCGGTTTAAGGGACACGCCGAGACGGCGTTTTGGCGGTGGGTCTGCTCCTGGGCGCGGGCGATGCGGCAACCGTCTGACATTGGGTTTGAGAACGGACTCAACGTGCTTCCGGAGCTGGTCGAGCGTCAGCATACCGTGTCGTCGTCAACACTCGCGGACGGGATGCTGTTTGCGTTGCCGGCGGTTGGTTTGAAGGAACAACGAGATGAGCGCAAGCGGACCATACCAGAGCGATGCGAGTACGCGGCCGCACTGGTCAACGCGCATACCGAACCCGCAACCGTATGGTGTCATTTAAACGAAGAGTCGGCCCTTCTGTCCCGGTTGATTCCTGACGCGGTGGAAGTTTCCGGCGATGACTCGGACGACGAGAAGGAGCGCAAGCTGTTGGCGTTCCAGCGTGGAGAGGTCCGCGTGCTTGTAACGAAGCCGAAGATCGGCGCGTGGGGGCTCAACTTCCAGCATTGCGCGCACATGGTGACGTTTCCAAGCCACAGCTACGAGCAGTACTACCAAAGCGTGCGCCGGCAGTGGCGCTTCGGTCAGACCCGACCCGTGGTCGTGGACGTGGTGTCCAGCGAAGGCGAGCGGGAAGTGCTCAAAAATTTACAGCGCAAGCAAAACAACGCCGACGCCATGTTCTTGCGTTTGGTGAAAGAAATGACCTCGGCGATGTCTCTGCATCGCCCCATCCGTCAGACTCCTACTTTTGAGGTGCCGTCATGGCTTTGCCAAACCGTATAAGCGACCGATCCGCCATATATAATGGGGACTGCGTCGAGGTTATGAACGCATTGCCAGAGTCGTCGATGCATCTGTCGGTGTATTCTCCGCCGTTTGGCGGTTTGTATAACTACAGCAGCGATGAGCGCGATCTCTCAAACAGCAGCGATTACGACGAGTTTTTTGCGCACTACGAATACGTGGTCAAGGCGCTGCATCGGGTTACTATGCCGGGCCGAATGTCGGCCGTGCATTGCATGGACATCCCGAACAGCAATAGCGGCAAGGGAGACACACTGAGGGATTTCCCTGGCGACATTATCCGACTGCATGAGGCGTGCGGGTGGAAATACGTCGCGCGGTATTCGGTATGGAAAGAGCCGTTGCACGTCCGTCTGCGGACGATGGCGAAGAACTTGGCGCACAAGACGATCGTCGACGACGCGTCACGGTGCGGCGTTGCGTCGGCCGACTACCTGCTAGTGTTCCGTCGGTCTGGTGAGAACCCGGTGCCTATTGCTCACCCCGTGGGGATGATGTCCTACGCCGGCCGGCGCGAGATCCCGAAGGACGTGCTAAAGTTCCGCGGGTACACGGGCAAGCAGACCGAAAACCGATACTCGCACTGGATCTGGCGGCAGTACGCGTCGGCGTTTTGGGATGACGTGCGGATTGAGCGCGTGCTGCCGTTTCGTGACGCCAAGGACGTGGATGACGAAAAGCACGTACATCCGTTGCAACTCGACGTCATTGAGCGGATCGTGCAGTTGTGGAGCAATCCGGGAGAAACCGTGTTTACTCCGTTTATGGGCGTAGGCAGTGAAGTGTATGTGCCGGTGATGATGGGCCGGCGCGGCGTCGGGGCCGAACTGAAGGCGTCGTACTTTCGGCAGGCCGTGAAGAACGTGGAGATCGCCGAAGAGGGTGGCCGAGACGAATCGGATACGGTTGACTTATTCGAAGAAACGGGCGAGATGGATGACGCCGAGTAATTAGCTGTACTATTGACAGTTAGCAGCAATGGCGTACGTTAAAGGGGCAGCCGTAGCCGCGGCTGCCTTTCCCCTCGCGGACGGAGATACGACAATGGTGGAGTTACTGAACGACAGCGCGGTCCGGGCAGTCCTGGCGGGCGCGATCCGGCAAACGGCCGTGGTGATGGTGGCGGGCGCCTGCATCTATATGATGGCGTCGGCGGTCCGAGCGATGATCTGGGGGGCGCGCTAATGGCGCCGGTCGTGCTGGACATCGAGACGGTGCCGCTGATCGCGTCGCTCGAGACGCCGTACCCGGCGCTCGATCGGACGCCACCGGCTAACTACAAAACCGACGACGCGATTGCGCGGTGGCGCGACGCGGACGTGACGGCGTGGCGGGCTGATCGCGTGAAGGCGTGCTCGCTCAACCCGCGGATCGGCCGCGTGTTCTGTGTCGGGCTGAAGATTGGGCCGTCGGAACAAATGATCATGGCCCAGACGGAGGGCAGCGAGGCGCGAGCGCTAAAGCAGGTCTGGGAAATTGTCGCGGATGCCGACGGGCGGGTGGTGACGTGGAACGGCAGCTGGGATCTCCGGTTCTTGCTCATCCGGTCGCTGTTGCTCAGGGTGCCGGTGCCGATCCGGCCGTCGACGGTGCGCGCGTGGTTCCGAAAGTACCAGACGCACCCGCACTGCGACGTCAAAGCGATGCTCACGAACTGGGAGGCGCCGGTTCGCGGCGAAGGGCTGAACGAGTGGGCGGAGGCGTTCGGGCTTGGCGGCAAAACGGAAGGGATGTCGGGCGCGAGCGTGTGGCCGATGTTCGCGCGCGGCGAGTTTTACGAGATCGCGGGCTATTGCCTGCAAGACGTCCGGGCGACGGCGGCGCTGTACCACGCGGCGGGTCCGGTGCTTGATCTCGACTACGAGTCGGAGGCCAGCGCATGAGTGAGCCGACGATCATTTACCAGTCAAGCGAAACACAATACTGGTACGACGAAGGCGGAAGCATGCTGTGTCAGTACAAGCCTGAGTTGTGGCGCGAAGGGTATTCGTCTGAAACGTTTGGCGTGTCAATGAACGAAACAGAGTTGGTCACCGCCCTCACCCTCGCCACCCAGCGAGCGGAGGCGGCGGAAGCCGAACGCGATGCAGAACTCGCCGCCGCCCCTGCGTCGCATGACGCGCTCATCATCGCGGAAGGGCAGCGCGATCAAGCCCGCGCCGAGCGCGATGCGCTGCGGAAGCTACTGCGGATGTGCGCTCGCACGTGCGACACGCTGGATCACGGCCCCGGCAAGGACTTTCACGAGTCTGACGAGATGTGCCCTATTGTCGTTCGCATCGACGCCGCGCTGGCGGTGCAGCCTACGACCGGAGCCGCGCATGAGTGAGCCGACTAAACATTTAGACTTTTTAGTCGGGCTGCTGCACGCAATTGCCGCCTCTCATCAAGGCAATGTGATGCTGGTTGGCAACGTACGCGCAGAGCAGATCGTGGAGATATGCAAGCACACTGTCGCCCTCACCCAGCGAGCGGAGGCGGCGGAAGCGGAGCGGGACGTGCTCGCAGAGAAGTGGGGCGATATGGTAGACGATCACGGCGATCCGCTCGACGCCTCAGGGATTCTCGAATACGTCTGCACTCTGCGCGAGGAGCTGTCGCACATGCAAGCCGAGCGCGATAAGCTGCGGACGGTGTATAAAGCGGCGGCGGTGTACTGCGGTGATCGCACTGTCGCAAATGCACACGCATTGATTGACGCAGTAGGTGAGATACGGGCGCTGGCGGTGCAGCCGTGACGTTACTTGATCTATGGGACGAGTCGACGGCGTTTGCGGCGTTGGTGGCACGATCGGACGCGATTGCAGCCGTGGACGCGCGCGTGACGGATACGCCGAGCGAGTCGGACGTGGTCCGCACGGTCACGCTCGACCTACTGGCGGCGCTCGCGGACGCGGGCCGGCGCGAGTTCTGCGCGGACGATCTGGGGCAGATGTTGGACGAGCGGCAGGTGGCAACCGATCTGTCGACTCGGCGCCGGATATGCGCGACCATCATCACGCGGGGAGCGTCGGACGGGCTATGGCACAAAATCGGATACGTCAGTTCGAGGCGTCGCAAGTGCGCCCCGATCGTGCTCTGGCGGGTCGGCGCACCGTGAAGACGGCCGCGGATCTGCTCCACGATTTTGGGCTGGCGCACGTCGCGTCGCTCCCGCGCGATGTCTTGGCGGAACGGGTTGAGCGGCTGGCGGCGTTCGCGGCGGCGTATGACGCGACGTACGAGCAGCTCTCTCAAGTGCTGCAACGGCGCACCGCCAAGCTCCGCCAGGCGGAGGAGTCGGCCGGGCATCTGACGGCGGTCGCGGACCGGCTCCGGCTGATTGCGTCGATGCAGGCGGACGTGATGGTTAGGACGCTAGCGTGGCACCGGGCGATCGGGACCGAGCACGAAGCGACCGCGGCCGAGGCGTTACGCGTGACGCTCGAGCTGTTTAGCGGGATTCAGACGGAGGGGACACGATGACGGACAGCGGGACGGTGCGGCGCAAGCCGCGGCATTTGGAGGCGATCGAACAGCGGCTGTTTGTGCAGCGGTTCCGGCTTGATCCGAGGACGCGATCGTTGCCGGCGTGCGCGATCCCGAACGGAGGGCGTCGAGGACCGCGCGAGGCGGCGCTATTGAAAGCGGAAGGCGTCACGGCCGGCGCGCCGGATTGGGTGTTATTTGTCCCGTCGAATGGGTCCGCCGGATTAGCGCTGGAGTTTAAGTCGCCGACGGGAAAAGGTCGGTTGACGGACGCGCAGGTCGAATTTCACGAAGGGTTGCGGGAATACGGGTGGAAGGTCGCGGTCGTGACGTCGGCGATCGCGGCGTGGGAAATACTGATAGCATATCTGGGGGCGCAGATATGACGGCGCTCCCAGAGATGTCGGTTGCAGCTGCGGCGCGGATCTTAGGCGTGTCACGGCAGCGGGTCTACCAGCGGATCGCGGTCGCGACCGGCGCCGGGGACACGGAGCACGGCCGGCCGCTGGAAGCGACGGTCCGCGCTAGCGGTGGGCGCGGGACGCGAGGCGGGCACCAGCTGCGCGTCGAGCTCGACATCGTCCTGGCGTGGCGCGCCGAGCGGGTGGACGCGGGATTGCCGGTCGGTCCGATCCCGGCGCAATACTGGCGGGACGTGGTGCCGCATCCGCCGGAGATCCCGGCGACGCCCTTTTCCGGCATCCCGAACCTTAACCCCTTCTGACTATGTACGAACCGATTGAGCCGATGGAGCGCGTCGAGACGATCCGCGCGCAGTCCGGCGGCAAGCTGATTACGTCGACGATTCACTGGGATCACATGATGCACGTCCTGTTCGCGCGCCGTCAGCATGAGGCAATGGGCGTCCCGTACCCGGCTCAGGCGGCGTAATGGCGACGAAAAACAGCCCAAAAACAGCCGGAGCCGGTCCGCGACCGAATCCCATTAAAGGGAACAAGCCGTTCCCTCCGGGCGTTAGTGGCAACCCGAAAGGGCGCCCAAAGTTGCCAGACATTCGCGAGGCGATGGCGCGGCTGTTGGGAGACGAGAAGGGCGGCGCGGTTGCGTTGGATACGGTCTTAGAGGCGCTCCG